GCGGGGGCGGGGTGGGCCAACCCCCCACCCGGCCCCCGCTCAATGCGCCCCCGGCGACCCGGGGGTTACGGGGTGGTGCTGCCCTCGAACACGGTGAAGTTCTCCCCGGACAGGCTGCTGTCCGGGCCGATCTCCGGCTGATCCGACGAGTTCACGTACTGCACCTGCGACAGGCCGCCGTAACCGTAGTACGCCTTCTCCGCGCTGATCGCCTCGGCCGGCTTGGTCGAGCTGTAGAAGTTGACGACGCTTCCGGTGAACGTCTCCAGGTTGTTATTCAGCGCCGCGGTGACCGTCGCCGCGTCGGACACGACCCCGATGCCGTACTCGGTGAAGTCGACCGCGTGGATCGATAGGGTGGCGCAGCGGTGCTCGTTCACCTTCGTCAAATCGGTGGCGCAGAACTGCAGCTCGTGCATCCCGTGGCCGCTCGAGGTCGGGTCGTAGTAGATCGACACGAGGATCTTGTCGCCGGCGCTGATCCCGCCGGTGAGGTGCCCGAGCAGCTGCGGCGCGCTGGTGATGCTCGGGTTGATGAGCCCCGCGTCAATGCAGGGGTCGTCGTAGCTGGTGCTGACGACGCCGGCGTCGTAGGCGACCCCGTAGACGCCGCCGTCGTCGTACAGGCCGATCTGCGTGTCATCGCCGTTGTTCTCGTTGCAGAGGGTGTCACCGACCGCGCCGAGGGTGGATGACGACACGCCGTTCAGGTTCTCCAGCGTGGGGCTGGCGGTGACGGTCGTCTGGACGAACCTCCAGTTGGTGTGGCCGTCGTCGGCGCCGTAATACCCGGCGACGCCGCCTGCTGAGCTGCCGACGGTGACGTTGATGACGGGGATGGTGGCTGCGTTCGCGACGGCCATGCCGCCCCCCCCGATCGCGAGGGCCGCTGCTGCGGCTGCCGCGAGGGCGATTCTCCTGATCATTGGGATTGCCTTTCGTGGGTATGTCCGATGTGCTCTGTTGTGTGCGGGTTCGTTTGATCCCGTTCAACGCTGCACGCTATCAGTCAGGAGAGCATCACACCCTGTAGCGGCCCGTGCCTTAGCCGACCTGTAACAAAGGGTGAGAACGGCTAGCTGACCTGTACGCAAAAACCCACCTGAACAGGTAGAATGGGTGGCGTACCGGGGCAAGATCAGCGCCCCCGGCTCACGGGTATGACGACCCGGAGCCGGAGGACTTGCCCGCATACCTTCCGACGAAAGGTTTACGGACCATGAACGACGCTACGGCACGCCAGGATTCGCCGCCGTTGGCCTCGGATCCCGCGGGCTTCCCCAAGTACGGAATGTGGGAGGATCGGCGGGACTACTGCCCTTAAGGCCAAGGCGAACTCCGCCGGGAAGGGATCCAAGCGCACCGGGCAGGCGCTGGAGAACATCCGGCTCGGCAGCCAGCGGCGCCGGGAGCGCGAGCGTGCAGGGCAGGAGGCTGGCCGGGCCTGACCGGGGGGGCGCTAACGGGGGGTTGAGGGCCGGGGGGCGGACACGCGCCTCTGGCCCTCAACTATGCCCGCCGCCCGTCCCGCCTGTATGGTTGCCTCATGCACGTGCGTTCGTCGCGTGCATCTGCACGTGCAGTATGTCATCCGGCGCCCGCGTGCGCCCCGTCAGGAGAGGGGGTGGTGCAAACAGATGGCATCCAACGACGCTAACGTGATTGCCTTCCCCGATCTCCCTCCTAAGGGTTCCCGCGGCCCTGGCGGGAAGCGGACACTCATGGGCCCGGAGATCGGGACCTTATAAACCTCATTTGATATGGGGCAGAGGCTTTTCGCATATTATGGCGAAGGGGATGTCTTCTTAGCGGGTCGACTATGGCGAGTTTTCAGCACGCGATTACAAGACAATGCTGGTCCGCAACGGCATGGCCGCGGCTATCGAGCAGGTTCTCACCCTCCCCATCCGCGGCGCACCGTACACCATTGAACCGGCTAAAGGCGATAAGGGCGAGGCCGAGTTCGTCACGTCGGTGCTGATGACCCCGAACGAGTCCGGTGGCATGAAGACGCCGATCAGCACGCTGGTCGGGCAGATCACGGCCGCGCAGGTGTTCAAGCGGTCATTCTTCGAGAAAACGTTCAAGGTCCGTGAGAGCGACGGCAAGATCATTTACGAGGCGGTCTCCTACCGGCCGCCCGCCACCTGCCAGGCGCGGTACAACGACCGTTCGGGGAAGCCGAACGGGTTCCGTCAGCAGGTGTGGCTGTTCGGTGGCAACCTGATGCTGAACAACAAGCAAAAGGTGCCTGGGTACGTGGATATCCCGAAGATTCGTTCGTACATTTACACGCACGGGCAGCATCGGGAGCCGTTGACTGGCGTGTCAGAGATGGAGACGTCGTTCTGGTGTTACCAGACGATGTCAAAGTTGCTGTATTTGTGGATGTCCTTCATGGAGGGCATGGCGATGCAGCGCCTCGTCGTCTACGGCAACGACCAGAACGAGGCGACCGCCAGGGCGGATGACATCTCCCAACTGCGCGGCAGCGGCATCGTCGGCCTCATCCACCCCGACGAAGGCCAGAAGACATTCGAGGCGCTCCCCGCGGCGTCCGACGCGGGGGCGCAGTTCGCCGCGTGCATGACGTACCTCGAAAACTGGATGGCCAGCTCGGTCCTCGCCGGGTTCCTTCAGCTGTCCGGGGCGGCGGCGAAAGGGACGCGGGCGGGCGGCGGCGCCTCCGCCGGGTCGTACGGCATGAGCGAAGACCAGAGCTCGTACTACCTGGCCAGCCGTGAGGCGGTCGCGACGGAGATCGCCGACAGCATCTCCCATGACCTGATCCGCCCCCTGGTCACCCTCAATTTCGGTGCTGACGCGGCGTTCCCCCAGTGGAAGTTCGGGCCGCTGCAGGAGGCGATGACCGCCGTCCTGTTCACCATGTTCGGGCAGATGGCGGCCGCCCCCAAACTGAACGTGCCGCTGGCGTTCATTGACCTGCTGACGGAGCGGATGGCGACGATCCTCGACTTGGACGCCGATCAGATCCACGAGTCGCTGGTGAACACCGCGTCGCAGCGGGCGGAGTCCCTCGCGGGGAACCCGCCGCCGGGGATGCCGCCGGAGGCCGCCGCCGGCCTCGGCCAGTTGCAGGGACTGGCGGCGGCGGGCACCCAGATCGCGCAGCAGGCGCCGCCGATGGCCGGGGTGCCCCGGGCGCAGGCGCCTTCGCTTCCGTCGCTCGCGGCGGGGGGGCCGCCGTCGCCGGCGGCGGGAAAGCCGCCGATGGCCGGCGGACTGGCGGCGGCGCAGTGAGCGGCCAGGAAGGAAACGATGACAGCATGTTCGATTTCGGCCGTCACAGCAACAACGGAATGCTCAGCAGAATCCTACAGAATACGGAGAAAATCATGTCACAGCAGTCTGACATCGACGCCGCGGTAACCCAGATCGGCTCGACCATGACCGACGTCCAGGCGCAGGTCACCCAGTTGGGCACCGATGTGACCGCCGTCCAGGCTGCGCTCGCCGCGCTTCCCGCGTCGGTGGACACCACCGCCCTGGACACGGCGGTCGCGTCGATGGCGGCGACCCAGGCGTCCCTGGACACGGCGGTGGGGACGGTCACCAGCCTGGTGCCGCCCGCGGCCCCGCCCGTGACCCCGCCGTCGGCCTGAGCCGGTGAATCTCCGGGCGGCGCGTTCTGGGAGGTGCGCGCCGCCCGGTCAGGGCACATCGTCGCTGTTCCCCCTGGTGCGCCTGATGCGTTTAACAACGCCTGTGGCGTCACAATGGGGATCGGCCGATGCCCGAACAGGAAAGCTGGGTGGGGGATTGTGATCATCGACACCGCCACATTCGACGTGCTGCACGACGTCATGGACCAGGTGCAGCGGCTGGACCGGAAAGTGTCGGCGCTGTGCGTGGCCGCGGGCATCGACCCGGACAAGGCGGGGCGGCTCCCCGGCGACCCGCCCGGGAACGACGCTGCCGGTGGATGACCGCGAGGCGTACGAGTTCTACGCCGACCCCGCGAACCTGGCGATCAGCGGGCCGGGCCGCAAGCGCGCGGGGCAACGCCTGACGAGTATGACCGCTGTGCGGTTCGCGCCCGAGGTCATTGAGGCCGTCAAGGAACGCGCGTTCGGGGAGGGCGTCACCGTGGGGTCGTGGATCAGGTGGCTGGTTGGCCGGGAGATCACGCAGCCGCGGGTCTTCGAGTTGGTCGTTGAGGGTGAGGCCGAGCCTGTGCGGGTGCCCGCCGAGGCACTTGAGCGATTGACGGCGGCGCTGATGCCCGCGCTTCTGCGGCACGGCACGCTCAGCCTGCGCATCGGGTCGCCTGCGTGGCGGCATGACGGCGGCGCGCTCGTCAGCAGCCTGCCGGTTGCCGTGCAGCGCCCTCAGGGACCCATCGAGGGTTCCGGGAAGCGTGGCGAGTTGCGAGCGCTCCAGTCGTCTCTCGACCCCCCGCGCACCTTCTCCTGCCAGCACTTCTCGGTCGGCAACGCGACGTCGGCCGCATGCGCGATCTGCGGGCCGCTGGACGTGGCGGCGTGACCGCCAGACGCTACACCGTCGCCTGCGACGAGGGCGGGCCGATGACCCGGGACGACGCGTTCACACCGGACTGGGCGAGGACAGCGTGAAGGCGCGGATCTGGAAGGACCGGAAGACCGGCCGCTGGTGCTTTGACGTGCGAGCCCACGGCCTGCGTTCAACCGGCGACCGGGCGGACTGGCCGGGCGCGCTCGCCGAGGCGCTAGACGACATGCGGTGGATCGAGTCGCACCGGTCGGCGTGGAGGACGCCTTGGCCGTGACCACGCCCGCCCCCCCGCAGCAGCCGCCGCCGCAGCAGCAGGTTCCGCCGCCGTCCGGCCTCGACGACCCCGCGCTGGCCGTCGCGGTCGCCGCCGCCCTCGTCGCCGGCCCTGGTGTCACGGTCGCCGCGACGATCAACGCACTGAAAGCCCATTTCATCCTCACCCCGATCGCCCTGGCCGCGATCGCCGAGACGTTCGGGCTCGTGTCGGAGCATCCGCCGCCTGTCACCGGGGTTATCGGCCCGGCGTCGGAGCAGACCTCGAGGATGAACCTGGCCCGCCGCGCCCAGTACGTCATCGCCGCGGCCCGGCGGGTGATGAGCGCGACGATGGCCGCACGGGCGAACGGCCAGCCGATGACCGGCGCGGTCCGCGCTCAGCTCGAGCGGGAACGCCGCTTCTACGCCCAGCACACGGCGGCGATGTGGAACCGGGCGCGGGCCGCCGGGCAGACCGACATGGCGGCGCTCGAGCACGGGAACCTGCTCGGCTGGAACACGATCATCGACAAGCGGACCTCAGCGGAATGCCGGGCTGCGGACGGGTGGAACTTCTACGCCACGGCCATGCCCGGCATCGGGTTCCCGGGTTCCGTCCACCCCGGTTGCAGATGCTTTCCCTCGGCGCCGCACCCGGGCGGGCGGCTGCTGCCCGGCAGCAGGACGACGAGATACGCGAGGGCCGCATGACGACCCTCATCGCGGTCGCCCTCGCGATCATCACATCGATTTTCGCGTCGGTCACCGCCCCGCTGATCCTCGCGCACCGGACGGAGCGGATGCACCGGGAGGATCAGCTGGCCGACTACCAGCGGCAGGACAAGGTGGCTGCCGCGGCGGCGGCGGCGGCGGTCGCGGCGCAGGAGGCGGCGCGGGTCGCGCAGGCGCAGGCGGTCGACGCAGCGTCGAAACTCGATGACCTGGGCGCGCAAACCCACCGGATCCACACCCTCGTCAATTCGGACATGACGGCGGCCCGCCAGGAGGAACTCGAACAGGCCGAATCGCTGATCGTCGTGCTGCAGCGGGTCATCCAACTGGCGAAAGACAAGGGCATCATGCCTGACCCGTCCGACGTGGACGCCCTGGAACGCACCCAGCGGCGGCGTGACCAACTCGAGTTGATCCTCGCCGACCGCCTCGCCCAGTTCCGCGCCAGCGAGACCGAGGCCCGCGAGACGGAAGCCGGGCAGAAGATGCTCGCCGACGACGAGGACCAGAAGAAGGGCAACCCGTGACAGTGGTACCGCCCAGTAAGACCGGGGACCGGATCGTGGCCGCGTTCGTCACCGTCACCCTGGCTCTCCTCGGCGTCCTCGTCGGCCTCATCATCTACCTGGTGATCCGCGTCTCCTCCGTCCAGGGCACCGTGCACACGCAGACGATCAGCGCCTGCGAGCAGTCCAACACCAACCGGGCCGAGGAAGTGCAGTTCATCCACGCGATCCTCGCGCTGCCCGCCATCGCCGACCCGCAGTTCGAGACCCCCGCCAACCGCGCCGCGCAGGTCGGCCAGGTGGCGCGGATCAAGTCGGAGGTGGGGGCCGCGTACGCCCTGCACGATTGCACCGCCCAGTACGGGTAGCGAGGGAGGACCACGATTATGAGCAGCCAAGCGCCGCCGCTGTTCCCGCCCCGCTGGTTCGTGGGGCGGTTCAACGAGCAAGCCTGGGAGCGGCGGACCCCGGGCGACCCGTGGCCCCGGTACCTGACCGCCCTCGACCCGCTTGTCATGCTCGCGTGGCACACGGCCACCAGGCTGCCGCCGCCGGTCCTGATCGTGACGGGCATGTGATGATCGGCCGCCGTGTCGGCTCATTCGCCGACATCACCTTGCCCGGCGACTATTTCGGGCCGACCGGCGAGTACACCGGCGGGACGCCTGCGGTGTTCTTCCTCAAGCCGAACGCCCGCGACCCTGACGCCCCTCCCGCCGCGCGCTCGGTGCAGCACGTGTGCAGCCCGCCGCACGTCTTCCGCGAGTGCGCGGACGGGTCGCTTGAGATCAGGGCGAGCATCAGCAACCTGCTGCGCGGCGACACGACCGGGCAGTCCGACGACGGATGGCACGGCTACCTCGATGAGGGCCACTCTTGGAGGCAGGTATGACCGAAATCATGCGGCAGACCGCACCGTACCCTGACGCGCTCGCCCACCTGGTCAAGTGCCTGCGCTACCGCCAGCACATGGGTTGGAGGGTCTGGCTTGAAGACGACCTCCAGCGGGACAAGCCCGGCCGCCACGCCGGAGAGTCGCGCGGCATGACGTTGGTGGTGCAGCGACATGGCCCGGACACCTATCACCCGCCCGACCCGGACCTGGTGGAAGACGCACTGAACGCCGTAGGTGGAGCGCCGGGCGACCTGGCCGCGCTTCAGGCACTCGCGGAAGCGGTACGCGCGGAGCGCGAGAAGGCCATCACCGTCAACCACCTGTTCCCAGTGCCACCCGCCACTTACGATCTGCGGTCCTGGCAGCGCTGGCTTTTTGACCGCCTGGGTGACGTGGATTTGCATGAACGCATGGAAGATTTCGCGCTCTGGCCGGCCCATGAGGACGGCACCCCGTTCGCGGACACCCCGCGCCTCGGCTTCGAGCCGAAACTGACCCGTCCTTACAGCCCGAACCACGGGCCGGGTCAGGACCCCTACCGGGTGTGCGAGTACGCCACCGACACTGACCGGCGGACGTCTTTCCGGGGCGAGGTGAACCCGGGGTGAGCGCCCAGATCATCACCGCGCTCCGCGAGCGGGCGAAGCACCTGCGGCGCGAGGCCGAGTACTGGCGGCCCAAAGGCAACCCGCCGTACCCGGAGCCGGGTTGGAACCGCGAGCCTGCCTTGCTGTCCCTGATCGCCGACGAGTTCGACGCCGTCGCCGATGAAGCCGAGGGCGGAGGTGATTAGCGTGTACGGTCCTCGCAGTCTCATCGGGCTTGCTGTCCTCGCGATCCTCGTGATCGTCATACTGCTGCTACTAGGCGTGATCTAGCATTAACGGAACGTGGAGGCACGGGTAATGGCGAGGACGGCGGAGATGGCGCACCACGGGACGGCCGGCTTCACCGCCAAACTGAAGGCCGGGCAGGAGGCGCGCGACCGGCAGGGGGAGTTCACCAAGGGACCCGCCGCCGCCATGAAGCCGCGCAGCGCCGCGTCAGCCAAGGCACACGCCACCGCGAGCGCCACAGCGAAGGCGAAGTTGGCGGCCGACCGGCTCAAGCGTCAGCACCTGGCCGCCGTCAAGGCGACGCCGAAGCCCGCCCCGAAGGCCCGCGCGCCCCGCCCGAAAACCGCCGCTGTCGCGCCTCCCCCGGCGCGGGCCGGCGAGATGACCGACCCCCGCATGTGGGACACCACGACATTCGGCACCGCCCCGATGACCGACGCGGACAAGCACAGCGCCATGTCGGTGTACTTCGGCTCGGGATACCAGTACACCAACGCGCACCTCCGCAACGGGCACAAGGCGGGGATGACGCCCGCGAGCGTCAAGGGCGTCGACCGGTTGGCGGCGCTGATCGGCACCGCCGAGCCGACCAGCCATCCGGTGCAACTGCACCGGGGCGTGCACGGCGCTAACGCCATCTTCGGCCGCGTCGGGTCCCTCAAAGGCAAGACGATCAGGGATGACGGGTTCACGTCCCTCACCTCCAAAGGTGACGTCGCGAAAATGTACGAGGGATCAGACGCGGCGCACATCTCCGTGCACGTACCCCCGGGAGTTCGGATGCTGAAAGCTCAGGACATGGTGACGGGAACAAGCCCGATGAGCAGCGGGGAGCGGGCCGCGCGGAACGCGCTCCACGAGTACCTGCTGGCACCAGGATCGTCGTTCCAGGTTGACGACGACCGGGTCGACGCCGCCGGGAACAGGCAGATCAGCATCACGGTGGTGCCGTCATGACGGCCCTGGACAGGCTTACCTGGAAGCCTGGGGACGTGGCGGTCGAGCCGGTTGAGCTCGCGGCGAAAACGAAGGCGGCCCGCTCCGGACTCGCGCCCGGTTTCAGTCCGGTTTCCCGGGGCGCCGCGCCGGCGGGCCAGCGGCAGGCGCCAGCCAGCCTAGCCGCCCCGCCGCCCCGCCGCGGCAAGATCACGCCGCTCACCCCGATGCGGGTGCAGACAGCCAAGTCGATGAGCCGCCTCGCCGGGAAAGTGAAAGAATCCCACCCGGACCTGCCCGCCGGCCAGCATCTGATGGACGCCGCCCGGACCATGCGGCAGGGAAACCATGAGGCGTCCCAGCGGCACCTGCGCGCCGCCCTGTTCTCCCTCACCCCCCAGTCCCTCATGCGGAACGGGATGCACACCGACGACCTCCACATCGGCGGCCGGGCGGTGATGCACGACGTCTACCGGCATCTGCTCCTCGTCAAAGACCTCGATGATGTCGCCGCGAAAAACCAGGCGGCGATCGCGCGGTCCTCCTACGGCGACGACACCACCTCCGCGCCGATGCCGCAGCCACCCGCGCATGACGCCGGATACGGGCCGGGGGCGCTCGCGCAGAAGCCCACCGCACGGCAACCCGGCGCCGACCGGGCGCTGAACGCCCCCAACCGAGCCGACGGCGGCGGTAGCGACCCCGCCGTGGCGGACCCGGTGGGGAAACAGCCGGCAGGCTCCAAGCAGTTCACAAGAGAGGCACACCCGATGGGCTACACCTGGAATGACGTGTCCGCGGTCATCGACCTGTGCGCCGGTGACGGCCCGGGGTTGGAGCTCGCGCGGCCGTGGCTGCCCAGCACCGAGTACTGGGCGTCCGTCGGGAAAGGCGGCGGCAGCCACCCGCCGGACAAGGGAGCCGACCCGGAGTCGCAGGCCGACCAGCACATCAAAGACGCGAAGACCGCCTCGATGCAAGGCAACCACGCCGGGGCGGCGGCGCATCTCGCGCGGGCGAGCGCCCTCACCTCCGACCCCGCCAAGCAGTCGAAGATCAACACGGTCGGGAAGGGCGCCGCGCAGATGGCGATGCAGGCCGGCAAGGGGTCCGCGTTCCAGCTCGCCAACGACAGGACGGCGGTGACGCTGGCCGGCCCAAAAGGCTGACGGCCGCCGTCGAGTTGGTCGGCCCGAAAGGCTGGTCGCACGGATGGGTGTACCACGGCAGCGGCACGGCAGCGGCTAGGCCGCTGCGGGCACCCGGGCGGATCGACCCCAAATCGGTGATCGGAGTCGGCGGCGGCCGGAAAAACTGGATGAGCGAGGCGTCGCAGATGCCCGACGCCCGCGTCCGCAAGGATTTCCCGGACGTCGCCCGGCGGATGCGGGAGATCACCCCCGAACGCACCCAGCAGGCGAAGAACGACGATGACCGGATCAGCAACGGCCTCGCCCCGCTGCACCCGGAGCTCGCCCAGATCTGGCCTGATGTTTACGGGAAGGCGAACGGCGTCACCGCCCCCCTGCCCGTCCCGAAAGCACCGCGGGTCAAGCATGACCCGAGATCAGTGACCGGCCTGGACACCCCGGCGGTCTCCTACCTGAAGGCGGCGCTGCGGCAGTCGAACCCGAGCGCCTACTCGCTCAGCGCCGAAACAGGGCGCCTGGCGGTCACCCCGGCGCCGCGCGGCAAGCCGGGCGGGCCCGGACTGTACGGCGTCAAAGGCAACATGCACAGTCCCTACCTTCAGCAGATCGTCAAGGCGCTGATCAGGAAGGGCATGCCCCCGGGTAAGGCCTATGCGATCGCGTGGGGGTCGATGCGCCGGTGGGCGGGCAAGAGCAAGCACCCGGAGGTGCGGGCGGCCGCCGCGGGGGGTCTCGCGCTCGAGAAGGTCGCGGAGGCGCGCGCCCACGCGCACGCCTGGGATGGGGTGGCGGGCGCGGTTGAGCTCGCGGCGATCGTGAAGGCCCCCGCCCCGGGCCCGTCGCTTTATGACCGGTACGTGGCGCAGGTGCAGCAACTCCAGGCGGCGGTCGCATTGCGGATGCAGGCGGCGTCGGCGAAGAAGGCGATAGCCGCGAGCGGGGTCAAGGTCCCCGCGGCGCCTGCCGTCCCGGTCGCGGCCTCTAAGCCGAAGGGTGCCGTCTCCTCTGCCGTTCCGGCTAAGCA